CTGCAGAATCTTGAGAAAGGTGGTCAGTGATAATGACTGGCGTTCAGCAGAGGCCAAGCGCATACTCTCAAGCAATGAGAGAGTTATCGTATTCTACAACTACAACTATGAGCTCGATCGAATCCTTGCAGTTGCAGAGAGCCTTGGACTGCCTACAGCGCAATGGAATGGACATAGGCACGATGTTATTCCAGGAGGAGACCGATGGATCTATATCTGTCAGTACACCTCGGCGGCAGAAGGATGGAACTGTACTAGTACCGATACGGTTCTCTTCTGGTCCCTCAACTATTCCTGGCGAGTGACGGAGCAGTGTGAGGGTCGGATTGACCGATTGAACACCCCCTATTCTCGGTTGAAGTACTACTTTCTTGAGTCTCATTCCTCTATAGATGAGGCTGTTCGGAGATCGCTAAGCTCGAAGAAGGTGTTCAACGAGAGGGCTTTTGTCGGTTAGAATACGTGTGACGGTGGGTCAATTCTGGGGTTACAATACGTGTGACACCCAGTTTTGGCCCACCTAGGACCACTTTTTTCTGTTACTGGTGTGACTAATGTTACTCAGAACGGGGGTGGACCACTTCATAGTGGTCCAGTGGGTCATACGTATTGTACGACTTTTCCTTGGAATTGCAACGAAAGGTCAGGGTGGACCATTTTTATGAAAATATTATAATTGATTGATTGATTGATTTTTTAATATATATAAGAGATAAGGGTTTTTTCAAGTTTTGTACCACCCCATTCGCTTGGTGATGTTTGATGATGTTTGATGATGCTTATCGATCGGATTTTCACATTAGTCACATCTGTCACAAAACCCGGTCTCGATAAAAAGATACCCCTCCTCAAGGATCTACAATACGTATGACACCCCCCGTCGCAAACCACGCATATAATGATAAGAAGGATAGAAACAAGCCTACCCCTCTTATAAGGCTTACCCAGAGGAGCACACCATGCGTGAGTCACAATTCCAAGCACAGCTCATCAAGAAGCTGAACAAGATGCTACCCGGGATTATTGTTTTGAAGAATGATCCCAACTACATCCAAGGTATCCCGGACCTGATTCTTCTCTACAAGGATCGCTGGGCAGCCCTTGAGGTGAAACGCGGCGCACTTGCGTCAGTCCGTCCGAACCAAGCACACTACGTTCGGACAATGCATGCCATGTCGTATGCAGCATTCATTTACCCCGAGAACGAGAGCGAGATTCTCAATGAGGTTCAACAATCACTCACAGCTTAATGGAGCTCACGCGTTTCTATCCGCCAGTAAGTATCACTGGCTCAACTACTCTCCAGACAAACTGATAGAGACTTTCCGGACAGCCCAGGCCGCTGCGAAGGGTACCCGCCTTCACGAGCTCGCTGCTGAGCACATTCGTTTGAAGATGCGTATGCCCCGCAACAAGGTTACGTTCAACAACTACGTTAACGACGCCATCGGCTTTCGGATGACACCGGAGCAGGTTCTGTTCTACTCGGTCAACTGTTTCGGTACTGCGGATGCTATTTCCTTCGACAAGGGGTTGTTACGCATCCACGATCTAAAGACGGGGGTACACCCCGCCAAGGTCGATCAGCTCATGATCTACGCTGCGCTCTTCTGCCTTGAGTATGATGAGCGTCCTGGAGCTATAAACTACGAGCTCCGAATCTACCAGAATGACGATATTCAGGTAGCAAATCCTGAGGGCGAAGATATTGCCCGAATCATGGACACCATCGTACAGTTTGACAAGCTGATCGAGAAGATCAAGGAAGAGGAGGCCTAATGGATCTCGCCCACTATGGTGTTAAGCGCCGTTCCGGGCGCTATCCTTGGGGTTCTGGACAGGACCCGCACCAGCACTCTGGTGACTTACTCTCTACCATCAAGGATCTCAAGGCGAAGGGTCTCACTGAGACTGAGATTGCCAAAGGCCTTGGAATGACCACCACCCAGCTCCGAGCTCAGCGATCCATCGCCAAGAACGAGAAGCGTAAGGCCGACGTTGCGATGGTGGCCCGCCTAAAGGAGAAGGGGATGTCCAACACGGCCATTGGTCGTCGGATGGGCATCAACGAGTCCTCCGTTCGAGCACTTTTAGACCCCACCCTCAAAGAAAGGGCTGGGAGCACTGAGGCGCTTGCTAAACAGCTCAAGAAAGAGGTCGGTAAAGACGGTCTTGTAGATGTTGGGCTTGGCGTCGAGGTTAATCTCGGTGTAACAAGCACCAAGATGAAGACCGCCACCGCCATGCTTGAGGCTGAGGGCTATCACGTTCACAAGGTGAAGGTCACTCAGCAGACGACGGGTAAGCAGACCGAAATGAAGATCCTAGTGCCTCCGGGCATGGACTACAAGACGGTTCTGGCCCGCCGTGGAGAGATTAAGGCCCCAGGAGTCAATGTTGAGGACCGCGGTCGAACCGTTTACGGTATTGAGAAGCCTACTGCTATCTCGAGCAAGCGCCTTAAGGTTCGCTACGGCCCTGAGGGTGGTACTGACATGGATGGAGTCATTGAGCTCCGTCGAAACGTCAAGGACCTCTCTCTCGGTGGTTCGAACTACGCTCAGGTTCGTATCTCGGTTGACGGTACTCACTTCCTTAAGGGTATGGCGATGTACTCGGATGATCTCCCCAAGGGAGTAGACATCCGGTTCAACACCAACAAGAAGCCCACTGGAAACAAGCTGGACGCTCTCAAGCCTATGAAGGATGACCCGGCTAACCCGTTTGGCGCAGTCATTCGAAAGCAGCTTCACTACACTGATGCCCACGGCAAAAAGAAGCTCAGCGGTATCAACATCGTCAATGACGAAGGAACATGGGGCGATTGGTCTAAGACCTTGAGTTCCCAGTTCCTATCGAAGCAGCCGGTTTCTCTTGCCAAGCAGCAGCTTAAGGCTGCCAGGGATAAGCGTAAGGCCGAGTTCGAAGAGATCATGGCCCTTACTAACCCTGCAGTCAAGAAGAAGCTACTGCAGTCTTTTGCGGACTCAGTGGACTCTGACGCAGTCGACCTCAAGGCCGCCTCCTTACCAAGGCAGGCCAGCCAGGTAATCCTTCCCGTCCCCAAGATGAAGTCCACGGAGGTTTACGCCCCAAACTTCAAACATGGGGAGAAGGTTGTTCTCGTTCGCCACCCTCATGGTGGACGATTCGAGATCCCTGAGCTCACAGTTAACAACAAAAACCCCCATGCCAAACGAACCATAGGGGCTAAGGTGAAGGATGCCATTGGTATCCATCCAAAGGTCGCGGAAAGGTTGTCGGGTGCTGACTTTGACGGTGACTCTGTTCTTGTCATTCCGAACAATAGTGGGAAGGTCAAGACCGCGCCAACGCTAAAGGGTCTGAAGGACTTCGATCCTAAGTCTCGCTACCCCAAGTACAAGGGTATGGTTCCTATGTCTAAGGAACGCACCCAGCTTGAGATGGGTAAGATCTCAAACCTGATTACCGACATGACTATTGCCGGTGCCAATCAGGCTGAGATCGCCCGTGCCGTTCGACACTCCATGGTTGTTATTGACGCTCACAAACACGAGCTCAACTACAAGCAGTCAGAGATCGATAATGGTATCGGCTCCCTCAAGAAGAAGTACCAGGGTGGTGTGAATGGTGGGGCTGCATCACTGATCTCGAGGGCTGGTTCAACAGCATACCTTCCTGAGAGAAAAGCCCGGTCCGCTTCAAAGGGCGGCCCTATCGACAAGAAGACTGGCCGAAAGGTCTGGGAAGAAACCGGTAGGACTTTCAACAAACCCATCTTCGATAAGAACGACCCTGAGAAGGTCGTGGGTTGGAAGACTGAGAGGTCTATTACTAAGTCCTCTAAGTTGGCAGAGACCCATGATGCATTCTCTCTTGTTTCTAAGAACGGGAGTGCTATCGAAACGGTATATGCCAATCACTCTAACGAACTGAAGGCTATGGCTAACGAAGCCCGTAAGGCTACGCTTGCTATCCCCTCTGTTCGAAAGAACCCCCAGGCTTCCAAGACATACGCCCCTGAAGTTAAATCCCTCAAGGCCAAAGTAAACGAGGCCCTACGGAATAAACCCAGGGAACGGCAGGCTCAGGTCCTAGCGGATGCTGTCGTTAGGGCCAAGAAGCAGGCTGATCCAACTCTTGCTAAAGACAAAGAGCGTATGTCAAAAGTACGCCGTCAGGCTTTAGCCGAGGCCCGTTCGAGAACTGGGGCTGGTAAGAAACCTTTCTCTATCACACCTCAGGAATGGCGTGCTATACAGGAAGGTGCAATCTCACAAGCTGCTCTAAACAAGGTTCTCGAACTTGCTGATGAGACAGTCGTGAGGGAACTGGCTACACCAAGGGCTCAGCCTAAGGTATCAGCTGGCATGGTGGCCAGAGCCAAGGCTATGAGTAGCAGAGGTAAGACTGCTGCTGAGATTGCTGAAGCTTTGGGAATCTCTACAACTTCTGTACACCGTGCTCTTGAGGAGGGCTGACCAGACCATGGTACACACCCTCTCACAGGGCCTCTCTGAGGAGGTCTATGATGGCTAGGATGCTATCCACCGTAGACAATCCATACGACCCTAGAACTTCTTGGGACGAGTGGTTTGCTTACGACACCGCCCATGGGTACCACACCTGCGGCCTCCTGGCCAGGCTGTGTGCATCAAGTGATTCGTTAAGTGAAGAACTTGAAATTGAAGAAATTGAAAACTCAATTGATCGAATTCTCAATCTTGATGGAACGAATTTCTATCAAGTCTTTGAGATCGATGATTGAAAAATAAAATTTCTTCGACGACACCGGGGGAGGGGGGTTCGCAAATTAGACCCCCCACCCTCATCGCCGCCCCCTCCATATTTTCCCCGGAGGGATA